CGGTGATGGGACTACTACTGTTCGTAGCTCTCCGGTACAAGTGGGCGCATTGACCACTTGGGTTAATGGAGCGCGTGGGGCTACCTTCAAATTTGCCATAAAAAACTAATATGAAAACGAAATTATACACAGAGGTAACTGATGCCTAATTACTCAGGTAAGTGGAAGCTACCCACTGTTATGCAAGCCGAGGGTGCTGGTACGTGGCCTAAGCGACCTTTAGAGCTTTGGATGTGGGGATATAACAATAAGGGACAACTAGGCCAAGAAAACCTCACCACCTATTCCTCTCCTGTTCAAGTCGGGGCATTGACTGATTGGCTTATTCTGGCAGCAGGGTATATATATTCAATGGCAATTAAAACAGACGGTACGCTATGGGGGTGGGGTAGCGGAGCCAATGGATGTTTAGGGCTAGGCAATACAACTCTTTATTCTTCCCCTGTCCAAGTCGGCGCACTCACTACATGGTTACAACTTGGATCGGGTGAATACCACGGCGGTGCGATCCAAACAAACAATACGCTCTGGAGTTGGGGGAGTAATGGTAGCGGGGAGCTAGGTTTAGGAGATACTACTCTGCGTAATTCACCCGTACAGGTAGGTGCATTGACTGATTGGTTATATCTATCCTCTGGATATAAATTTGGTATTGCCCTTAAAACAGACGGAACAATTTGGGCATGGGGCAAAAATGAATTTGGGCAATTAGGTCACGGGAATACCACCAATCTTTCTTCCCCAGTTCAGGTCGGTGCGCTCACTACATGGGAAGCAGTTTCAGCCGGAAAATATTTTGTATTGGCTAAAAAAACCGATGGAACTATTTGGGCTTGGGGTAATAATGGTAAGGGCCAACTAGGTCAAGAAAACCAAACTCACTATTCCTCACCCGTACAGGTTGGTGCGCTTACCACATGGGATGCTATTTACGCTGGTGGGGAAACGTCCGATGGAACTTGTGAGGTTGTTAAAACTGACGGTACGCTTTGGACATGGGGTTCTGGAAATTATGGAATGTTGGGGCAAGGAAACCTTACTAACTATTCCTCACCTGTCCAAGTTGGCGCACTGACTACATGGTCTAAGATAATGGCTGGAAGCAAATTTATGCAAGCCATTAAAACTGACGGTACATTGTGGACTTGGGGTAGAAATGACAAGGGCCAATTAGGTGATGGAAGCACCACCGATAGAAGCTCCCCGGTGCAGATCGGAGCGTTGACTACATGGCTTACTCTACCAAGCACCAGTACTTCTCAGTCCACAGGTATGGCGATTATTTCATAACATGAAAAAGCAAATACATTTCCTGTCAGGTGTACCCCGCTCCGGTTCCACGGTACTGGCGGCTATACTCAACCAAAACAAACAGACCCATGTTTCTACAACGTCAGGTCTGGTGTTTGCTTTGGATGGGCTGGCTAATACATGGCACTCGCAGGGACTTCTTGGCGAGAACGACAAGGATCGAACCAAACTGGCCCGGACTATGGGCGCGGTGATTGACACGTTTTACGAAGATTATGAAGAGCCTGTCATTATAGACAAGGGCAGAGGCTGGCCTATTCCGACAATCCTCAGTGCAATGACACAGGTACTTGGGGAAAAACCCAAGATCATCGCTACGGTGCGTTCCATACCTGATTGCATGGCCTCACTTGTGCGTGTGGCTAAACCTGATGACCTTGACGAGTTTATCTATTCTGGAATACTTAGTACCCATCTCAAGGCGGCATATATTTCCCTGCAAACTGGTTATGAGTTTTCACCTGAGTGTTTCTGCATAGTTGAATACGAAGACCTTGTTGCCGAGCCTGAAGCACAGCTTGCTCGTATCCATGAGTTCCTGGGTTTGCCCGATTTCGATTATGACTTCACAGCAATTGATGGTACTAGCGTTCAGGAAGATGACGAGGAGATACACGGTTACGAGGGTATGCACGACATAGCGCCTGTGCTTGCCAAGCAGCACAATGAAGACCCCAAAGATGTACTAAAGAATCATTACACCACCTTCTGTCAGCCTGAGTTCTGGCTAGATAAACCCCGCACAATTCCTGAATTGCATGATCTCGACCTCCAGCTAACTGCGTCCAGAATGGGTAACTTTACCGAAGGCTGGCGTTTAAGCGAGAAGTTGAAAAAGGATGAGCCTAACAACCATCGAGCGGCCTATAACCGTGGGTGGTATTTATTGCGTCAGGGAGAGATACAGAAAGGTTATCAGTTAATGGATCGTGGTCGAATAGAAGGAGTATTTGGAAATACAATCCCGAATACTCCGGTTGGGCCGTGGGATGGCAAGACTAAAGGCACAGTGCTGTTATATCTGGAAGGCGGTCTGGGCGATCAAATTCATCAGGTGCGTTATGCCAAGTCTATTGCCGAGCGCGGATGTAAAGTAGTTGTTTCCTGTTCTGGCCCACTGGTAACACTGTTCACAAACGTGGAAGGTGTAAGCGCCGTTGTCCAACACGATGGGTGTTTTGCTGTTTACCATGAATTTTATGTACAGGGTATGTCGGCTGTTGTGCCGCTGGGTTTCGAGTTAGAAGACTTATCTGGTACGCCTTATATCACCAAGCCAAAAGCCATAAGAGGCTACCGTAAGCGCATTGGTCTGCGCTGGCAGGGGCAGAGTGCGTTTGAACATGAACACCACAAGAAGTTTCCTTACGAGCTGATGTTCAATGCTGTCAAAGATATAGATGCGGAGTTTATCTCCTTGCAGCGTGATGAAGCTGTGGAGGAATGTCCACCGTGGGTTGAGAAAGTTCCACTAGATAGCTGGGAAGACACCAGACAGGCTACTGCCTCATGTGATCTGGTGATCTCGTCCTGTACCTCGGTCAGCCATCTAGCGGCTGCGATGGGCGTGGAGACTTGGGTTGTGACCCCTGTCATGCCTTACTTTTTATATGCACAGGATGGCGATACCTGCCCTTACTACGACACCATGAAATTAATGCGGCAAGAAACATTCGGTGATTGGAAAGCGCCTTTTGCCAGAATCAGGAAATCCCTAAGCGAAAAGAAACAAGCATTACGGAGTGTTAAATGAGCGGAAAATGGCCCGGAGGGATAATAAGCAAAACTGCTCCTACTGTTACCGGCCCTACTGACGGCGAAGGTGGCAGCGCATCGGGTATATGGACACTGGATCAGGCAGCGGATTACGAGAAGCAAGGTCTGTGGCCTAAGCCTTTAGTCCCCAGAGAACTTTGGGGTATAGGTAGAAATGAAAGTTACGGTCAACTGGGAATTGATAATGGTAATACCAATGTTTCCTCACCTGTACAGGTAGGTGCGCTTACCACTTGGATAGCAGCAGCATCGGGTTATGTATATTCCCTAGCGAGGAAAAGTGATGGAACCCTTTGGGGTTGTGGTATTAATACCAACGGGCAGTTAGGTCAAAACAATACCACTCTCTATACCTCTCCAGTTCAAGTAGGGGCGCTGACAACATGGAGCAAGATAGCTGCTGGGATTACTAGCTCTTTCTCTGTTAAAACTGATGGAACCCTATGGGCGTGGGGGGGTAATGCTGATGGGCAACTCGGACAAGGTAATACCACTAACTATTCCTCACCAGTTCAAATTGGGGCATTAACTGATTGGGCAGACGTTGCGTATGCTGGAACTACGTTTCAAGCAACTAAAACTGACGGAACTCTTTGGGCTTGTGGTCAAAACACTTATGGTCAATTAGGCAATGGTGCTACCGCTAATAAAAGCTCTCCGATACAAGTTGGTGCATTAACTGATTGGGCGCAAGTAAGCAGTGCTGGCTCAGCTACTATGGCTGTTAAAACTGATGGCACACTTTGGGCATGGGGCTATGGTAATAGTGGAGCATTAGGTCAAGGCAACACAACTAACTATTCCTCCCCAGTTCAAATCGGAGCTTTGACTGATTGGTCATTTGTATCTGCTTCGGGAGGCGAGATGGGTTTGGCTATTAAAACTGATGGCACACTTTGGGCTTGGGGGGCAAACTGGGCAGGCGCACTTGGTCTGAACGATACCACTTATCGCTCCTCTCCCACACAGGTAGGGGCTTTAACAACATGGAGTCTAACAGAAGGAGCAAGTAAGGGTGGCGCTGCCATTAGAACAGATGGAAAGTTATTTGCTTGGGGGTATAACCCTTATGGTGCATTGGGCCAAAATAACACCACTAACTATTCCTCACCAAAACAGGTCGGCGCGCTGACAACGTGGCTCAAGATAGCAAGAATGCCCGATAGTAATGCTACGCTCGTCCTTAAATCACCTTAATTATTAAACAGGAGACTACTATGTCTTTATTTGTAAAAGTTGAAAACGACGAAGTAACACAAGTGTGGGACACACAGCCTCCCTTGGATGAAGCGGGCTGGAAATCAGCCATCGAAGTGCGTCCTGACATTACGGATGGCAAGCAAATCTATACCGCACATACGTTTGACCTGACTGCCGATCCGGTAGAGATTGTTTACGGTGTGGAAGATTTGACTATAGCCCAGCGTAAAGAGGGGTTGATTGGTCAGGCTAACTCCGAGTATCAGCAAGTAGCCAATGAGCAGACCCAGCTTGAAGTGACGGATGCGTCCGGTGATGCCGCCGCAGTCAGTACAGCCAAAGACGTAAAAGATGCAAGCATCGCGGCTATTAACGCCTGCACTACGCACGATGAGCTAGACGCTCTAGTCTAATGCGTGTACTGGTTTGTGGGCTTTCAGGTAGTGGCAAGACTGTTCTCTGCACTAGCTTAGTTGAGAAGGACAGTTCGCTTACTCACATCAACGCCGACGAGGTTCGTGGACGGCATGATGATTGGGACTTTAGCCTAGAAGGACGCAGACGGCAGCTAGACAGAATGATCTCGGAAAGCGAAGGGGATGGTATTTACTTACTAGACTTTATTTGCCCAACCCAAGAGTTACGAGATGCGCTAGATGCCGACGTAGTTATTTGGATGGACACCGTAAAGCGTTCCCTGTACCCAGATACCGATAAGATGTTTGAGAAACCTAGCGACCCAGACTTAATTATTAATTGCTTTTGGGAAGACTCAGTAAGGAAGTCCCGCAAGCTAATTGACATAGCAATGGAGCAGTACTGTGACCGACGAACAGATAGAAGCGATGATCGAAAAAGCAGCGGCAGCGGGAGCTAGGACTGCTCTGCGCGAAGTGGGGCTGTTGAGCCTAACTAAACATATAGGATACGCTTGCAATGCCCCCTAGACAGCCATCAATGCGGTCGGATTTGCAGGACGTTCTGATTACTGTTGCGCGTATTGATGAGCGCATTGTGACGATTTTTAACCGCCAAGAGGACATCGAAGAACGCGTGAATTCTATGGACAAGAAAATCCAATTGATCTCGCCTGCCGTTAAATTCGGGGAGCGGGTTTTTTGGATTTTGTTGATTGTGGTTGTAGGGACGTTCTTCAATTTGCAATGAAACTTGACCCGATATTGCTGGATACTGCCTGTCGTTACTCGAAGAAGGCTTATGACGATCATATCCTCGATTCGATTAAAATTGAATCAAAGCTAACTTCCACGACAGTCTTTATCATAAAACGCCGCACGATAGATATTGTTTGCTTTCGCGGCACTCAAAGTTTGCATGATTGGCTATTCAATCTCAGTGCAATACCTGTACCTTACGCAGGAAGACTTTGCCACGGTGGTTTCGTTGCTGCTCACCTCTCGGTATGGGGCAAGATAAAGGAACACCTTCACCCCAAGAAGAGAACCTTGTTTTGCGGGCATAGTCTTGGTGGTGCTTTAGCAGAGCTAAGTGTCGCTAAATTAACTGGTAAACATCCTAATCTAAATCTAGTCGCATTTGGTAAACCCAATACCTTCTTTAAAGGGTTTAAACGTCCTATGGAACTGGATAACCAAATATCCTGTGTACGCGGGTCTGACTTGGTTGCAACCATTCCTAGATTTTTTTACGGGCCAAGCAAGAGCCAGACGATGTTGTATTTTGCGAATTCAGGTCAAGATTACATTGACCCTGACAAAGCGTTTCGCAAGAAAGACCGGAAGGTGGCGCGGGCGATGTCAGATCATTTAATGCCGGGTTACACTGAGCGTTTGGATGCGTTTCTGGGCCATCAAGTCGAAGCGAAAAATATTGAAGCAATGATTATCGAGGAAGAAACTAAAGAACTTAATAAATTATTAGATGAGGTAGAAGATGCCAATGGCTAAAATACTGCTGATTATGATGATGCCACTCCTTGTTGCTTGTTCACAAATTGAAGCTCTTTCGGTGAGCGAGGGTGACAATGCGTTCGCCTGTTTAAAGGGGGAATCCTCTGCCACAGCAGGGGTATTCGGTGGCAGTGTGAGTGGGATTACCGTGGAAGTCCCAGCAACTGTGGATACATCCCAATGGACGCCCCAGGATTGGGCTACCCTGGCAGAAGTTTGTGACTGAAAATGCGGTGGTTTCTGGCTGTGTTTGTGGGTATGTGGGCGGGACTGATTCCCGTACCTCTGCATTCTTCTTTAGTTGAGATAATAATGGAAGAAAACATGGAAAAACTGATTTCCACGCTTAAACGACATGAAGGGGTTAAAACCCACGCTTACCGTGACAGCCTCGGTATCCTCACTATTGGCTGTGGGAGGAATATTAATAACAGCACAAAGCACAAGGGGATCGGGATCAGCATTGATGAAATCGAATATATGCTCCAGAACGACATAGAGCGCACGATCAAGGAGTTAAGTCAGGAATATCCGTGGTTTAATGATATGGAGGAAGGCGCTAGGCGGGATGCAATCATTAATATGCACTTTAATCTTGGCAGGTTCCGGTTTGCCGGATTTAAGAAGGCGATTGCCCATATGGAGAATGGCTCCTATGATGCCGCTGCCACGGAATTTCTGGATAGTCGCTGGGCCAAGCAAGTTAAGGGTCGGGCCTTAGAGGTTACTGATATGATTAAAAGTGGGACATACATAGGCTAACTATGCCGGTTAAAAAATTACAATTTAAACCCGGAGTAAACCGGGAAACTACCCGTTATGCTGCTGAAGGACAGTGGTATGAAACCGAGAAAGTACGATTCAGACGGGGATTTCCTCAAAAAATAGGGGGCTGGGAACAGCTTTCTTCTTCTACTTTCTTGGGGATATGCCGTTCTCTTCATAATTGGGCAACATTAGGGTTACAAAATCTTGTTTCTGTAGGTACGCACCTCAAATATTATTTGGAAAAAGGGGGCGCTTATTATGATATTACCCCTATTAGAGAAACTACAGCAGCGGGTGACGTTACTTTTGCCGCTGTCAATGGAGATGCCACTATAACTGTATCTGATACATCTAATGGGTCTATCCAGAATGACTTTGTGACTTTTTCGGGTGCGGCTTCTCTAGGTGGCAATATTATTGCGGCGGTACTTAATCAGGAATATCAGATAGCTACCCGTATAAATGACAACTCCTACACGATAGAAGCTAAAGACACTTCTGGTGTTACGGTATTAGCTAATAGTTCTGATACAGGTAATGGCGGGGGGAGTACGGTAGGTGCTTATCAGATAAATACTGGTAATGAAATAGAAGTGCCTTTCACTGGGTGGGGCGCTGGTACATGGAGTCTGGGTACATGGGGTACTGGAGGTATTACATTAGCAGGGATGCGGTTGTGGAGTCAGTCTAATTTTGGTGAAGATTTATTCTTTTTACATAGAAATGGAGCTTTATATTACTGGGACGCAAGCGGGGGTATAAATACCAGAGGAGTGTTAGTAAGTTCTTTAGGTGGTGCAGCACAGGTTCCTACCGTGGCTAATATAGCCTTTGTTTCTGATATTTTTAGGTTTGCCTTCTGTTTTGGAGTTAATGCAGTAGGGAGTTCTGCACTTGATCCTATGCTTATCAGATGGTCACACCAAGAAGATATAAGCGACTGGAACCCCACTGCTATCAATCAATCTGGTAGTTTAAGCCTCTCTGAAGGGACTAAAATAATCCAAGCTATCCAAGCACGGCAGGAAATCTTGGTTTGGACAGATGCAGCGGTGTATGGTTTTCAATATCTAGGCGCACCAGAGGTATGGGGCGGAACCTTGTTAGGTTCTAATACTACTATGGCAAGTCCTAGTGCGGCTGTGTACTCCAATAATATTGCCTATTGGATGGGTAAGAATAAGTTTTATTTCTATGACGGTACGGTTAAAACGCTGTCTTGCGAAGTGCGTAGCTATGTATTTGATGATTTTAATATAGAGCAGTATGACCAAATTGTTTGTGGTTCCAATGAGGAATTCGATGAAATATGGTGGTTTTATTGTTCTAACAGTGCTACTCAGAATGACCGGTACGTTGTATATAACTATGTGGATGCTGTCTGGTATTACGGTAGTTTAGCTCGATCAGCGTGGTTGGATTCTGACCTTCGTGTATACCCTTTAGCAGCGATCTTTAACAACAAGTTAGTGAGCCATGAAAAAGGTGTAGATAATAACGAAACAGGTACACCCGTAGCCATTACTGCAAGTATCACTTCTGCCCAGTTTGATCTGGATGACGGGGATCGTTTCATGTTGGTCAATCGTATGCTGCCTGATATGACATTTGACGGGTCTACAGCAGCATCGCCAGCCGCTACTTTAACTTTAAATCCGTTAGAAAATTCAGGTTCTGGGCGTTATAACCCTGCTTCAGTAGGGGGTAATAGTAGTGCTACGGTTACTAGAACAGCCACAGCACCTATAGAGGCGTATACCGGCGAAGTGTTTATTCGTGTACGGGGGCGGCAAATGTCGTTCAAAGTTGAATCTACAGCTACAGGAGTAACGTGGAAACTGGGCGCACCTAGAATGGATGTGCGTCCTGACGGCAGGAGGGGGTAGTGCCTAAAGACCTGATAAACAAGGTTACTAACCCAGCTCTGCCTGTAACTCCAAAGGGAACAACTTTAAGTGGTTATCTGGATGACCTGAATAATATATTGCGTTTGTTTTTCAACGGGTTAGCAAATGCTGTAAACCTGTTGACCGGGGATTACGGAGGAAGGTTTTTAAGTATACCGAATGGGAAGTTTTATTCCACAGTAGATCAAAGTGCAGGGTTAACTGGCACTGCATATGCCATACAGTTTGAAAACACGTATCTTGGCGAAGCCCTGAGCGTAGCGTCTAACACCCGAATAACCCCAACGTATTCAGGGGTTTACAACTTTGAAGTATCTGCCCAGTTAACCAGTAGTTCAGCAGGGGCAAAGACGGTTGATATTTGGGTAAAAAGAAGTGGTACAGATGTAACGAATACTGCCAAGCAGCACGTTTTATCAGGCTCTGGTAGCATCGACGCATTTAATTATAATTTTACGATAGATGTACAGGAAGGGCAGTACATAGAGATTATGTGGGCAACTACTGATACTAACGTAAGTCTTAATCATCAGGCGGCTTCCAGCCCCAGACCTGTTGTACCTTCTGCTATTGCCAGTGTATTTTTAGTTTCAGCATTACCGGAAACACTACCTTAGATGTCAGACCACGAGATAAAAGACGCGGCCTTTGGCGGCTTTGGCCCTGGTGCAGCAGTAGCCGCAGTCACCGCGGCGACAGCTGGTGACGTAGGAAATGCGGGGGTAGCAGTTGGACCTCCCGTGATGACAATAGGCGAAAGAAACGAGTTCATAAAATCTGCGGTTGACTTAATACTCGCATCCGATCAAACCGAGGCCGAAAAGACTAATTTACTAGCCTATATCGCCACAGTAAACACTGTCAGCCTTGAAGATTTTTCGGAGATTACCGGTATACCCGCTTTCGTTATTGCCGAAGCCGCCATAACGTACAACGTGACATTCCCCGGAGTAACCCTTCCTGCCTCTCCCCCTCCTACTCTTGCTGAGAAAATAGCAACGAGCGGCATCTGGGGGATGATGGAAACCGAGGAGCATCTACTGCTCGATAATGACGAATTATTGGAACTTTATGGTTACGCGTTAGACGAGTTTAATCAGGCTAAATCGATTCCTATTTCCTCTGGGGGTCCTGAACGTCGTACGGCGGCAGAAGCTTATTTTGAGAAAGTTAAGGCTGCTATAAGTGCAAAAGGTTTGGAGATACCAACAGGTACTTTTACTCAAAATGTAACTGCTGCTGGTCGTACTGTTGGTGGATGGATGGACAGAATATTCGATTTTTTGGACATAAAGAAACCTGATTATGCTGTTGTACAACCGGGGCCAGGGGGCACCTTAGTGTGGGGAACACCCCAAGGGACTGTGTTTTCTAGGATAGGTACAACACCGGGGGGTACTATAACAGGTGTACAAACCGGTATCCCGGCCCTTGACCGTATTTTATCCAATGTAGCTGATGTTTTGACCGGCAGGGTGGAAGCAGGAGACATACTTAATGCAGAAACTATAGAACAAGCGGTGTTAGATGCAGCTGGAGATGTACTTGGTGTAGACGCTGGTACTATAACTGTAGCCGGTATTAAGGAGGCCGTCACTACAGTAGTAGATGCGGTAAGTATAGATGCTACTACTGATACTAATGTAGTATTTAGCACTGCTGCTGCTGGTGCTGCTGACGATACTACTGGTGCTACTGGTGCAGATACAACCACTGGTGCTACTGGTGCAGATACAACTCCTGCTACAGTAGCAGGGACACTTGTTTTAGAGAAGCCTCCTGTAAAAGGCGTTTTGGCACCAGAAGGACATGGGACTGTAAACGTATCCGGGTCCGGGGGTGTAGGAGTTGTAGACGTAAAAGGAGGTGCAGGAGCTGTAGATGTAGCTGGAGGTGCAGGAGCAGTAGACGTAAAAGGAGGTGCAGGAGCTGTAGACGTAAAAGGAGGTGCAGGAGCGGTAGATGTATTTGGAGGTGCAGGCAGTGCAGATGTATTTGGAGGTGCAGGAGCAGTAGATGTATTCGGAGGTGCAGGCAGTGCAGATGTATTTGGGGGTGCAGGCAGTGCAGATGTATTTGGAGGTGCAGGCAGTGCAGATGTATTTGGGGGTGCAGGCAGTGCAGATGTATTTGGAGGTGCAGGCAGTGCAGATGTAGCTGGAGGCACAGGAACTTTAGATGCTCTCGGCTTGTTAAATGTAAGTGGCGAGGGTGCATTTGAAACGGATGCTTCAGGAGCACTTGATACTTCAGCTAGTGGGACGCTTGATTTTAGTGAGGATAAGGTAGCTACTGGAACACTTGATGCTAGTGACGAGATTTTAGGTGTTGGGGCGCTAGGTTATTCTTTACCCCTTCCTAGTTCCGGGTTCAGAGGGATAAGAGAAGAACCGGGGGACGTAGTAGATATTGATTACCTTTATGATGTCGGCGGAGAAAGTATTTTTGCTCCATATATGTACGATGATGATGAAGACGAAAAAGAAAAAGGAGAAAGGTTATATGTATATCAAGAAGGAGGTACTGTGGCTAATCAAGATGCTGTAAGTGCGCTAACTTTAGATGCTCTCATCAGACGGCCCGGTGAGTACGGAAGAAATTATTTTACTCCCGGTGAGTTTGTACCTACAGGCACTGCGCTTGGCGGTGCAGCATTAGACGTGAACCAAATACAAATCCCCGGATATACCTACCAGCGAGAGTTACTCCCTGAGTTTGGTGGACCTTCTTTAACATCCACAGGAACCACAATAGGAGGAGTTGGAACCACAACTCTGACAGGCACCATAGGTGGTGTAGGGACTGGAATCGGAATCGGAACTCAAGGTTACACTTCAGGGGTACTTACTTCTAGTAATGGTGATGGCGATCCTGATACTACAGAAGGTTCAAGTTTTGTTAGCCCTATATATGATTATTTAGCAGGATTAGGCTTCGGGTCAACTCCACAAAGTATAACCCAAATACATGTACAAGACTTTTTAAATTCAGGTTTTACATTAGACGAACTAGCTAATGCTTTAGGAACAACGTCTTCTCAATTACAGACTGTTGCTGATTATAGTGCTCCTGTTCAAACTCAAACCGCACTTCAAGAATATCTTTCGACGCTAGGTTATGGTGCTGCTTCTAAGACCGTCACTAAAGAAGATGTTACTTCTTTTATGGGACAAGAAGATTTTACTTTGGCTGATATAGCCGCTGAATTAGGTGTAAGTGAAGATTTACTTAATCAAATTTATAGTTATACCCCCGCTATTGCTACTTCTTTAACCCCCGTAGAAACCTATTTAATAGATAAAGGATACGGGGGAGCAGGGCAAGCTGTAAGCCAAGCCGACGCAGCAGAATTTTTAAGTTCACCAGATTTTACAGCAGACCAAATAGCGCAAGAATTAGGTTTAACAGTAGCAGATATTGAAAATGCAGCTACATACGGAGGTACAACTGCAACCTCAACAGGTTTATCTTCATTACAAAATTATTTAATAGGTATGGATTTTGGTGGGACTGGTAAGGCTGTAACCGCTGCTGATATAACTGCGTTTGGAGAATCAGACTTTACTTTGGCTGAGATAGCCAGTGCTTTGGGTTTGACTGTTGATGATTTAAATGCAGTGGGAGCTAGTACTGCTGAATCAGTAGGTTTATCTGGGTTACAAAGTTATTTAATAGGTATGGATTTTGGTGGGACTGGTAAGGCTGTAACTACGGCTGACATAACTGCGTTTGGAGAATCAGACTTTACTTTGGCTGAGATAGCCAGTGCTTTGAATCTGACCGTTGATGACTTAAACGCAGTGGGAGCTAGTACTGCAACCTCAACAGGTTTATCTGGGTTACAAAGTTATTTAACAGGTATGAACTTTGGCGGAGTCGGTAGAACCATAACTACAGGTGATATAGATACCTTTAAAGCCCAAACGGATTTTACTTTGGCTGAGATAGCCAGTGCTTTGAATCTGACCGTTGATGACTTAAACGCAGTGGGAGCTAGTGCTGCTACCTCAACAGGTTTATCTGGGCTACAAAGTTATTTAACAAACCAAGGTTTTGGCGGAACCGGTAGAACCGTAACTACAGGTGATATAGATACCTTTAAAGCTCAAACGGACTTTACTTTGGCTGAGATAGCCAGTGCTTTGAATCTGACCGTTGATGACTTAAACGCAGTGGGAGCTAGTGCTGCAACCGCAACAGGTCTATCTGGGCTACAAAGTTATTTAATAGATCAAGGTTTTGGCGGAGTCGGTAGAGACATTACTACGGCTGATATAACTGCATTTGGAAATTCAGATTTCAGTTTAGAAGATATAGCCAGTGCTTTGAATCTGACCGTTGATGACTTAAACGCAGTGGGAGCTAGTGCTGCTACCTCAACAGGTCTATCTGACATACAAAGTTATTTAATAGACCAAGGTTTTGGCGGGGCCGGTAGGACCATAACTGCGGCTGATGTAAATGGGTGGAAAACAGCAGTAGCTACTCAAAGTGTTTATAGTTTGGCTGACGTAGCCAGTGCTTTGGGTGTAACAGTTGATGATCTAAATGCTATTTCAACCTATGTAGCACCTTCAGGGGATACTACTCTTTATAGCTATTTATCAGGTTTAGGATTTGGCTCTGATGCTCTGACTATAACCCCTGACATAGCGCACCAGTTTAGAAGCTCAAACTTTACTATAGCTGAGATAGCAAGTGCATTGAGTGGAGTAACAGAAGCCCAACTTACTTCTTTACTTGCAGAATACGATGCAGCTAATACAACAGTAGAAAGCGCACAGGGTGGTATGATACAAGGCCAAGGTTATTATTTAGGTGGTCCCACGGATGGGATGGGGGATCAAGTCCCTGCAACGATAGATGGAGGACAACCGGCTGCGTTAAGTGACGGTGAATTTGTAGTGCCTGCTGATGTAGTAAGCCATTTAGGTAATGGGAATTCGGACGCAGGTGCACAACAATTATATGCAATGCTAGGTAGAATACGTGAAGAACGTACTGGGTCTACACAACAAGGCCCGGAAATAAACCCTATGCAAATGATGCCCGCTTAGGAGGCTAGAAATGACTTATCATACCGCTGGAAATGCAGTAGGAACAGAAACAGGATACCAAGAGTCGTTATCCCCTTGGGCTTCTGAGTATGTAACTGGGATGCTTGGTAAAGGGGCAGCACTTGCTACTACACCCTATGAAGCCTATCCCGGTGCGTTGACTGCGGGAACGTCAGCTTTACAATCTCAAGGGTTTGCTGGGTTAGGTTCATTGGCCTTACCCGGAGCAAGTGCAGCAGGTTCTTTTACGGGGGCAGCGTATCAGCCCGGAGACGACGCTACTGCGGCTGACGCTAGTGTTGTACAACAGTATATGAACCCGTATATACAGGCTGCTCTTCAGCCTCAAATAGATGCGATGGCGAGACAAAATCAAATAGCAACCCAAGCAATGCAGAGCCAGTACAGTAAGGCAGGAGCTTTTGGTGGGGGCCGACAAGCAGTAGCGGGAGCAGAATTAGATAAAGGTTATTTGGATAGGGCAGCGGCTGTAACAGGGCAAGGTTACAAAGATGCTTATGACCGGGCTTCGGATTTGTTTGGTGAAGAACGGCGTTATGGTTTAGATGCGTTGGCTGCTCAGTTAGAAGGTGGCGAACAACAACGTGCTATAGAGCAGGAAGGTGTTCTGGCTGACATAGGACAGTTTGCAGAAGAAAGGGATTACCCCTACAAACAAGTACAGTACATGCAGTCTCTGCTCCAAGGACTTCCAATCGAGGCTATGTCTCGTGACATCATAGAACCTAGCGGAATGAGTAATATTCTTTCTGATTTGGGGCTAGTTGGAGGTCTTATGTCGGGAGCGTTTGGTGAAGATGGTTGGTGGGACGGACTATTTGGGTAATAGCGTGTGGCTTTGGGAGTAATAACTAATGGTTTATAACGTACAGGAACAAGTAAACACTTATGAAGATAAGGGTTTAGGTGCGCTCCAACAAATGCAACAACGAAACCCCAAGCTTTTGGTTGGTATTGCATTAGAGAATCTACAGAAAGACATGCAGGAAGCCGAGAGTGCCAAACAGATAGGTGGTGGCGAAGTTGGTCTTCCTATAATTGATAAGAAACTTGCGAGTTTATCTGGTGGTACTTCAGGGCAGCGGGAAGCTATAGCTACTGCGGGTCCGGGTCTTCAGCAACGGGGCCAACAAATGCAAGCTCAACAGTTAATGAAAGCCTTACAACAGATGCCCCGTGGGATGC